GAATAAATTATAATTTTTATCCACCTAATCCTATGGATTTAACTTTTCAGTTAACACTAGTTGCAAAAACACAATCTGATATGGACAGAATGCTTTCAAACTTTATACCTTTTTGTAATCAATCGTTCTTTGTTAACACACCACATCCTAAACTTCCTGGACAAGTTATAAAACACGAAGTTATTTGGAATGGTAATATAACTGAAACAGATAATTCTGAAACTTCTTTTGAAGATGCTGAGTTAATCGTTGCTGAAACAGATTTTACTTTTAAAACATGGATGTGGGCAGGAACAGAAAACAAACTAGATGAACAAAAACTAATTAAGAAATTTAACATCTATCCTAATTTATTCTCTATAGGTGTACAACAATTACTATCACAATCTAATAGTAATCCGTTCACAAGTGGATTTACTACTGCTGAGAGTTTGTGTGCTTCAAGAGGTTACTTGCTTGATGATGATACATACTATGGTGACATTTATAGTTTGAGTCACTTCTATGCTGTACCTACAAGAACTAAGTTCTCTGATTTTGAAACTATTATAGCATCGGGTAAAATCGACCCAGCTTATTATGATAGTTTACCTATTAGTGGTCTTACAAGTGGTAGTCCAGATTATGTTACTTCTGGTTATCTACAAGACTTAAATCTTGATCTAAATGTTGGTGATAAATTTACAATGAATGGAAATGAAGTTTATTTCGTTGATAATAAAGGTGGTATTTTAATTATGTACCCAGCATCTGGTGATGATGTAAGAGCAGACGCAGAAGTTCAAGGTGATTATTGGGCAAATGTTAGAAACTCTTCACTAACAGGTATATTAAGTGGTGTACCAAGTGGTGTAATTTCTTATTCAGTATCTGGACAAGGAGCAACAGTCTCAGGAGCAACTTCAGGTTACTCCGGCTAAATTGATTATGAATTATATAGGTGTATTTTTTAAACCTAAATTAGGTTGCTTAGTTTGTTTCTATAATCCAAATGAAATGTGTCCTATGTTTTGGTCGTTTGATTACAATGATGATATTTTATATGTGTATAAGAATATTATGAAATATATAAAAGACCAAAAAAACATTATTGTTCACATAAATGAAGTAACTTCAAAACATCAAAAACAGTTTGCATTATATAATCAGTTCATAGGAATGTTATCAGGTATGACTGAGATAAAAAACATAACACTCAAAATAGTGTCTCAAGATAAAATACAAAAAAGAATAATGCATCTATTAGATATTAAAAGTAAAAAAGAATTTATTAATAAAATGAAAATTAAAAAAATGCATAACAATCAGTATAATCTTGTATATGAAATTGTAAAACACAGAAGCAAACGAACAAGTGATTTATACATATCATCATATCTGTTTGCTTACTACGGGTTTTTAAAAGAAAAAATAAAAGGTTATAATCACAAGGAGTAAATGTTATGTCAAGCGACTTTAATAAAATGATGAGTACTATAAGAAAAAGAACAGGTAGTACAACATTCACCGAATCAGTTTATGGAGAAATAAGTAGTTATATAGATACAGGTTGTATGGCACTTAATAGAATTATTTCAGGAGATATTAAAGGTGGTATACCTCAAGGTCGAAATGTTTTATTTGGTGGTGAGTCTGGTGTAGGTAAGTCACTAATCGCCGCACAAATCATAAAAAATGCACTTGACTCAGGTTTCAAACATATATTTTATCTTGACTCAGAAGGTGGTGGACTTAAAACATTTTTTGAAAACTTAGGTTGTGATTTAAGTAGAATAGAACACGTTCTTGTAAACACAGTTGAAGAAACAACTGCAATGGTGAATAAAATTTATGATTCAATTATTGAGCATAAGAAAGATAACCCAGAAGATCAGTTTTTAATTATATTAGATTCACTTGGTAATCTTGTTACTGAAAAGTTTTATACTGATGCGATTGAAAAAGATAAACAAGTAACAGACATGGGTTTGAGAGCAAGAGCGTGTAATGGTTTAATGCAGTCTACTACAATACCTGCATTAAAATCAGATACTACATTCATTGCAATTAATCATGTATACGATGACCCTGGTTCTATGTTCACACAAAAGATTAAATCTCAATCAGGTGGTAAAAAACTGGCATACGTTGCCACAGTAACTATTCAATGTACAAAAGCTTTACAAAAAGCTGAAAAGAAAGATAAAGGACCTGATGGTGGTCATTATAATGGTGCAGACTTAAGATTTTTCACTGTGAAAAACAGATTAGTTAAACCTTTCGTAGAAGCAGAAATGCATATTGATTTTTCTAAAGGTATCGATAAATGGGACGGCTTGATTGAACCTGCTGTAAATTATGGTTTCATCAAACAAGCTGGTGCTTGGTATGAAGTCCCTTCTTATTCAGATAAGAAAGTTCAAAGAGGTGAGTTACTTAACAACGATGAAATATGGCATACGTTTTTAGATGAGTTTAATGAAGCATCTAAAAAAGAATTGGCGTATTCTTCAGTTAATCAAATTGATGAGTTGAATGTTTCAGAAACAGAAGTATAATAACTTATGTCGAATACGAAATATGATAACGATATTCCTTTAAAACCGGACTTATCAGATGATGTAGTTGAACTTCTAATACTTAAAAAAGTTCTTACAGACCAAACTTATACACATTTGTTTTTAGAAACTTTTGATAAAAGATGGTTTTCAAATGAAGATATAAGACTTCAATTAGGTGTTTGTTTAAAACACTTCAGAAAGTATGACTCTGTACCTAATAGAAGTTTGATGTCTGCTTATATTGATAAGTTATCAGAAACAAATGATTCTCTTAAAAACAAAAAATCAAAAGTATTAGATTATTTTGATGATGCTTTAGATTTAGACATTTCTAAAAGTGATGAACAAGACAATCTATTTGTTGAAAAACAAGTATTATCTTTTATTCGTGAGAAAGCTTTATATTATGCAATCATGGATAATATTGACCGTATAGAATCTAAAAAAGACCCAACAAAATGTATTGAAGCATTCGAGAAAGCATTAGGTCTTACTTTATATAAAGATTTAGGTGCTGATTATTTTGAAGATATAGGTGGTCACTTTGATGACTTGTGTAGTCCAGAATCTAAAATACCTTTAGGCATAACTTGTTTAGATAGAACTACAAATGGTGGTATCTCATCTGACGGTGATTGTCTTTTAGTATTCATGGCACAACCATGTTTAGGTAAATCTTTGATGTTGTCAAATATTGCAAAGAAAGTTTTAGATCAAAATGGTTTTGCTTTAGTTATCACTTTAGAGTTATCTGAAAAAATGTATCAAAGAAGATTCTCTGCACATATATCAGGTAACAATATTGATAATCTTCGTGACACTAGAAAAGATTCTCAGTCAAAGATTGAAAAATATTTTTCACAACACCCAGGTTCTAAACTTGTAGTAAAAAGATTTCCAGAAAATAGTATCACAACTATGAATCTTGATAATTATATAGATAAATTAATTAAGACGATAGGTAGAACACCTGATATTATTTTTGTAGATTATCTAAATTTAATGTTACCTAAAAACAAGACTTATAACTCTACGATGTATGAAAGAGTCGGTGATGTTGCTCGTGACTTAAGAGCCTTGAGTGCCAAATTTAAAAGACCAGTTGTAACTGCGACACAAGTTAATACTGAAGGATATAACACATCAAATATTGGTCTTGAGAATACGAGTGAGTCAAAAGGTATTGCACATACGGCCGATGTAGTGATTGCACTTTCTCAAGAAGAAGATGATATTGAAGCTGGTTGCATCAACGCTAAATTTTTGAAGAACAGATATGGTAAAAATCATATAAGAAATAGATTATCGATTGATTATGAAACATTAGTTATTGACGACTTTGATAAATTAGTTCAGTCAGGTGATGACACAGGTAGTGTAGTTGACTCGGTAAAAGAAGATGAAAATTTTGAAGGACTATTCTAATGTTAGGGAACTTTTTTAATGATGAAGAACAATCGACTCATGTAAAAATAGATATGAAATTATTTGAAGATACACTGTCTGATTATGCAGGGTCTTTCAAAAAAGAAAAAATGATTTCTAAAATGAAAGATATATATCGTGATAAAGAATTGTTAATAGATTTCTTAAACAGAATGAAAGTTGATCTTAAATATTTAGTTATATTAACATATAATTATAATCCTACTATAATAACACCACACTTAAAAAGAGAACTTAACGAAAAAATTAGTGAAAGACCTAGTTATCCATTTTAAATTATGAAGTACACAGCAGAAGAAGTTTGTTGGTTATATTGGAAATATTATCAGAGAGAATCTAAAGGTATTTTTATCAAAAGATTTAAAAACTTTGATAAACATAAAGAAGATATAAAGAAATGGGTTTGCTATGAAAAGTTGTGTATCATAGCAAATGATTTTGATATAAATCTAAATGAATATATTCCAATGGTTGCTAAAAAGTTTAATGGTAAATTTTTCCACCCTAAACAACTTATTAATCCTTCAAATTTAGAAATGTGGCAACATAGACACAAAAAAGGTCAAGAACTTAATAACTCTCAAAAGATAGTAGATAAAACATTAAAGAGTATGAAGTTTATAGTTAAGTTTTGTAAAGATAATGATTTAAAAAATTTACAAGAATATATTGAAGAGTCAATCAAAGCTGAAGTTCTAGGCTTACACATTGCGACAGGTAGATTATCAAAGTATTTTTTATCTCTGATACCTGTAAAAGTTCTAAACTCTATTAAGTATAGTATTGAACCGGATATATCTAATATACTAGATAACACAGTAATAAAACATAGAGATGCTTTAAGAGATAATACAATAAAAGCTTTTGTTGATATACGAGGTGTAGAATTACCAAGTGTATCAGCAGTGGTGAATACAAATATAGAAAAAGTATTAAAAAAATAAAATAATGAGTATAATAATCTATGAAAACATTAGTAAAAATATTAATTGTATTAAGTGTGACTTATTGTGCATTTTTACTAACTGGTTGCAAAACAATGCAATCACCAGTAATTAATTTAAAAGAGCCAATAAGTACTGGTGGTTCTTGGATTATGGAAAGAAAAGATTTTAAAGTATACATTGATTAGGAGTAAAGTATGAGTAGTATTAAGTTAACAACAGGTTCATTAACAGAAGCACTTAAAAAATCAGGTGCTAATACAAGAAATAATAATGACCAAATGTGGAAGAATTTTCTAACACCAAAACCTACACCAGAAGGTTCTTATTACAGAATGAGACTTTTATGGTTTGTAGACGAAAATAGTAATCGTAATATACCTTTTATAGAACAGTATAATCATACAGTTTATGATAGAGATGAAAATGGAAAGTTAACAGTTGATTTTGTTACTTGTCCTACATCACCATATCTTAATATTAAGAATGCATGGCAATCTTGTCCTATCTGTCAGTATGCAAACAATCAGTTTGAACTTGCAAAGTCTACTAACTTTACTAATAAAGTAGCTAGTGCAAATCACAGAAAAATGCGTAGACAATTTGTTGCGTTTATACCAGCTTATATTATTTCAGACCCTAATGTACCTGAAAATAATGGTCGAGTTATGCTTTTCTTGATTCGTGACCGTGATATATATAAGAGATTGTGTGAGCAAGTCAAAGGTAAAGAACATGAACTACCTGTTTTCAATGGTGAAGGTGCTGTAGATTTAGCAGTTGTTGTTCAAGATGTTCCTCAAAAGAACAAAGACGGTTCTGAAAGAATTAATCAATACACAGGTCAACCATATACTAGAAAAGAACTTAAGTTTCAATTTGGTAGTAAAGCACATGATATTGAAATACCAGTATCTCAAATAGAAGCGATTGATTTTGATTCTCTATATTCATATTCATCAGAGATTGA